CAAGTGCTGGTTATCTTACAAACATAAGTGGTCAAAATTTAGGTAACTTATCTAATGTTTCTAGTGCATCTCCAAACACTAGTGACGTATTGACATGGAGTGGATCACAATGGGCACCAGCAGCACCTACAGGTGGCACTGGTTCTGGAATCATAATCAAAGAAGAGGGAACTCAAGTTGCATCAGGAATCACTTCGATTGACTTCGTTGGATCTACAGTAAGTGCAACTGCAACTGGTTCAAACGCAACTGTCACGGTCACTGCTGGCACTGGTGGAGGTGGTTCTATTTCCACAACTGGAGTAGGAACATACACTGCATCTGCTGGTGTAGAACAACAGATAGATTCATTCTCTAAACTCAGTTACTCTGGTGCGGAGTACACATTGATGATTGGTTTAGGAACATTCAGACAATCACAAAAACTTCTCGTGATGCATGATGGAACCACAGCATTCTCACAAGAGTATGCTATTATGTTCTCTCCAGAACAACAGGTATCAGTTGCTTCAACAATAAATGGTAATAACGTCTTAGTTAAAGTTACACCAGAGGCAGGAATATCTGGATTATCCACATATAGATTCGTCAAAACTTATATTGATAGTTTATGATTCATACTAGCACGAATACCCTTGATAGGACAGGGTTGGCTGTCAAACCAACTGGAGCCGACGATAAGAAAGCATACTCTATCAAGTGTTATACTAAAGACGATTGGGTCTTCATCCACGAAGAACTAGAAAAAGATGGTTCACTGGAAGATAATATTCCAGATCCATCAATAGTGTGTCCTGATAAGAAAGAACACAGTGATACCAGAGCAACTTACATGTTGACTGATGCAGAAGCAGAAGATCTAAGAAAACATGAGAAAGTGCAGTGGGTTTGTATTGACTATGACGTATATCCAGGCAACTATTCCCCAGATCCAAAAGATATTATTACTGGTGTAAGAAAGTTTGGTAGATTTGATAAGACAGTATCTAATTACAGAGCATGGAACAATGCACCATCTAGACCTCCCACATCTCAAGCGGGTATCGGTGCATCAGATAAGAACAGAACTGGATATCAAATACTAAGACATACACAAAAAGAAAACCCTTGGGATGCAACATCCACTGGGATTACTGGGTCTGATCATATAATAATAGAGACTGAACCAAAACAATTAGGTGATGGAACTGGTGTGGATGCAATCGTATCTGATGATGGTTTCTGGATTGCACACCCAGAATTTGTGCATACTGATGATGACCCTGTAGGATGGTCAACAGGAAACGCATTAACATGGAGTGGTATATCTACAACACCAGGCACATGTGGTGTTCTAGATGTAGTTCTTGATGCACCATATTATATTGACCCAGATTTTTTCAATGCAGATCCAGGCAACAGATTAACTCAACGTTGGGATGGCACAACAGTTCCAGTAGAGTCTGTTGCAAGATCGTGGTGGTCTGATGCTAGTCAAAGATCAGTAGGATTCTCTACCATCGGCACTACAACTGGCATCAGTACATTTTATACTAGAACCAGATGTAACGGCACTAACAATGCAAAACCAACTAACGGTTCTGATCATGGAACTCAGTGTTCTGGTCAAGTATATGGTAAGAATTACGGTTCTGCATATAATGCCAACAAATGGGTTATCAATGGTATTGGTGGTTCCAATGCTGGAATCAACGGTAGTCAATTTGATGTTCAGAAACTATTTCACTTATACAAACCCAATTATGATAGACACTCTGCAATAACTGGTAAAGAAAACGATACTAAAAATCCCACAACATCAAGTAATAGTTGGGGATACAGGGCTAGTACTATTCATAATGGTGGATTCTATTGGTATAGACCATCAAGTATAGACGGAACAACTCAAGGCACATCATATACAAGTGGTAGTGAACCAGCTTTCTTTGATTTACTAGGTGCATATGGTGATCTGAGTAGATGTAAAGGTGAGATGGTAGATAGTTCGGTAACTGCTGCTGGTGATGAGTTATCTGAGGCGGGAGTCATATTCATCGCTGCAGCTGGTAATAGTAATCAGACTCAAACAAATCCTGGCGATCCAGATTTCAATAACTATTGGGCTACAACTTCTCAAGGAAATGATATGCCACTGAATGCTGCAACTCATACTGAATTTGGATTGACATGTTATAACACTATTAATAGAAGAGGGTGGCCACAGTCATTAGGCAAAACCACATCTGGATTATCTACTGCTGGAACTGAGTATGCCTGCATTAATATTGGTGCATTGGATGACGAAATAATTAGTGGTGGATTAGGCGGTAATACCACAGATTATAAAGAAAAGAAAGTTTCCTATAGTGATATGGGAACAGGTATTGATTGTTATGGCGCTGCTGATGATACACTCACAGCAGATGGTAGAGCATCAAACCTAACATACCCTCACCCAGAAACATATACTGGACTAGGATTGGTTCCTTATGATGTTGATTTTAGTGGCACTAGTTCTGCATGTCCTACATGTGCTGGATGGATTACTACTAAGTTACAATATAATAGGGATTGGACTTGGAGAGAAGTAAAAAACTGGTTAAAGAATAACTGTGGTACTCAATCTCCTGACAGATTTTACTATGGTGATAACATAACAGGATTCACATCAACAACACAGGCATGGGAAGACATGTATTCCGTCCACATGTATGGTCAAGGCCCTGTTGTCATCTGGGATGCTCCTACTGGTTCACCTTCTGAACCTAAAAAACCTGAGATCAGAATCACAAACTCACCTAACTTAAAGTTCAGTGGTGGAGTTGAGATAAAGTTCTCCTAATAAATACTAAAAAAGACTAGCGCAATGGCAGAAAAATCGTTTGGTGTAAAGGATCTTAATATAGTTGGAGCAAGTGGCGATCCGACTATAGAGAGTAACGGCGACCTAAATTTAAAAGCTGGTCAAGTTGCAATCCAGACTAACACCACAGTCACAGGAGTTGTTACCGCATCTGGATTTGTAGGTGATGGATCAGGACTCACAGGAGTTACTGGTTCTGGATCTGGTATCATAGTTAAAGACGGTGGATCAGCAGTTGGAACTGCTGGAACCATTGACTTTGGCACTAACTTATCTGTGTCTCCAGCATCAGCTGGTGTGGTCACAGTCACTGCTGCGAATACACAACTTACCACTGAGGAAGTTCAAGATATCGTAGGTGGTATGGTTGATGGTGGAACTGAAACCAACATCTCAGTAACATATGATGACAGTGGTGGTAAACTTAACTTCGTTGCTTCTGGAGGATCTGCCCCTGCAAACAGCACTTTTGATACTGTAGATGTATCTGGTATCTGTACTGCTGGTAGTTTTGTTTCTGATCTTACCACTGGTAATGGAACTGATAGATCATTTGCAATAAGATACACTGTGGGATCAAACGGTGCTTCTTCATACTGGTTTGCTGGTGCTGGTATCCTTCAAAGCATGGGAAATCCTACTCTATATCTACAGAGAGGAATGACCTATATCTTCAACAACACCACTGGGTCTTCACACCCATTTCGTATTCAATTCCAAGGCACATCAACAGGTGTAGGAACATATGTCAGTGGATCTCAAAATGGAGAGCAAGTATTCATCATACCACACACTGCGCCAGGAGCATATGAATATCAATGCACCATTCATGGTGGTATGAAAGGCACATTTATAATCCCTAGTTGATATGTCACCTTTATCATTTGGAATGGGTAAATCTAGTGGAGCTACTTTTGACTTCGCAATATTTTACTCTGACAAGTTACAATTCTATTGGAATTGGACTGACGGAAAAGATTTTGATCTTAGAGCCGAGTTCATAAGACCTACTCAATTATCAGGAATAACAGTTGGTCATGGAAAAACATCTATAATTACAGATGGTGGTGGATCACAGGTCTATATGAAATGGGGTGGAGATAACAATACAGACACAGTAGGATATGAGGGGATATACATTGATATAGATAGACTTAAAAATGTAGCTGGTGGATTGGCAGATAATATAGTAGAATTAGATCTTAG